ACAAATTAGTGATTGCTTCTTGATGCACCACACCAAAGTTATCAACAGCAACACTTACAACTGTTTCTTTAGTGTACTTACCTTCTATCCCTTTCATTAAGTTGTTAATGATTTGTATTTTTAAAGATGATTTCATGCCTTCTCCTCTTTCTTAACCTTAACTTTGGTTGGTGTAGTAGAACTATAAACTCTACCTTCTTCCTTCCATTGCTTGATAAATTCTCTCCTTTGAGATAACAATCTATCATACTTCCTCTTCTGCTCTCCAGTAAAAACAAAATTATTGTTTCTCCATGTTTGAGTTAAAGATTGAAGTTCTCTTGTAATTTCTGATGATAACATTATTTTGAATAATCTTTACATCAATTACGCAATTTAGAGGTAACTAATATTTAAGAATAATATTTACTTCCTTACTTTACTAATTGCTACCTCTCCTCTATTGAATACAGTATCAACAACACCTGATAATCTTTTAGAGGTAGATATACCAACTTTATCCCATGTAGGTACAACAACTAATCCATATTTCTTATCATTATCTCCTGTCCTGATAACTCTACCTATAGTTTGAGATAAACCAATAATGTCCATGTTTCTAAGAAATATCGCTGCTTCTAATCCTTTGACATTGATACCTTCAGATAGAATACTATGATGTAATACTACAAATCTTTTGTTAGTATCTTTTCCCCATGTATTGAGAGTATCAAAGAATGTATCTCTATCAACTTTCTTACCATCAATATATGCACCAGTTTTTGCTGTAATGTACATACAAGAATAGTCTCTAGATGCTAGTTCCTGAGTGAAGTTTGTCTGGTCAATTAGTTTAATTATTTGTTTAGTTGATCTTGCACAAATTAATACTTTCTTGACACTAATCTCATCAATAGTATCCATGATATGTTGACACTCATTAACATCTTCCTCTGCTACATTGATAGTCTTAACTAACATTTTAGGTGGTAGAATATAACCTTCATCAACTAACTTAGGTGCTGGTACATTTATAATAACTTTACCATAAACATAAGAATCATTCATACCATGTTTATTAATAGTGAGTGAATGTTTAGGTGTAGCAGTAAAGAAATAACATCTATCTGCATCTTTTGAATAATGCTCTACAGATGGAAAAAAGTTCTTTGCTGTACTATTGTGTGCTTCATCAAAATATACTGTATCAACAACAATATTACTCTCTTGTATCTTGTGAAGTGAGTGATATGTTGTAAAGATCAATAAGTTTCTATTGTTACAGGCAGTTTGATAATTAAATTCTCTTATCTTATCTACCTTAGTAGTGCTAGTATGGTGTGTCTCTCCTGAGTGAACATGAAGTACATCAACATTTTTGATCTGTTCTAGAAACTCCTCACATAATTGTTGTGCTAATAATATTCTAGGTGCAACAACTACAATAGTCTGAGAAATGTTTGTCCTAGTAAATTCATTGATAGCATCACTAATCATACACATAGTTTTACCACCACCAGTAGGTACAATGACCTGACCTTTTTTGTGGTATGACATTCTATTCAAAGTGCTTGCCTGATGTGACCTTAACTTGATCTGATTCATATTTAATAATTCTTACTTGTTATGCAATTTAGAGGTAACTAACTTTTAAATCTACCATTATTGAAATTAGCATAAGCAAATTCTTCTCTATCAACTAATTTAATTATACCATACTTTGTAGTCATAACAAATCCTTCTCCCTTGATTTCTATACCATCAACATAACATTTTGGTGAACCATATACAATAAAACTATCCATCAATTCTTCTTTAATCTCTAGAATTAATTGATATAGATTTACAAGATGATTACAACCAAGTATCTCAAATAGATTATAGTCAGATAATTCTACATCATCTTTGATAAGTTGATTAATCGCTATTTTTGCAATCTTTGATTCCTTTGCAGTTAGAAATGTAACCTTATCAGTATCTACCTTTGGTGGTTCTTGTCCTTCAAATACTCTATCTACAGTTGGTTGAATCCATCTAACATTCTCATTATCTGTGAGATGAGTGACTAATGGTTTTGCAACTGCATCTAATAATGTTGTATTAGTTTTGTAAAAAGTATGTGGTGCTAGTATAATCTTCTCCTTAACTATCTCTGGAAAGTGATACTCTAAAGTATTAGGTCTGTATATATTACTACCACCCATACCAATAAAATCTGCCTGTATAATTCCATCTATCTTAGGTAGATATAGAATACATTTAATTAATACTCTCATTAAACTGTAATGAGTTTTTCTATCATACTTCTTGAATATATCTTCAATAGTATAACAAATCATATCTTTCTTCTTATTGAATACACTCTTAGTTCCTACAAAAAACTTACCATTCTCAGGGTGAGTCCCAAATACAACAGCAGGTGCACCATCAATCTTAAGTGATAGGTGTGCTGTTTCATATAGTGCATCAAATACTTTTACATTACCCTCTAGTATCATATCCTCAGGGTGTTCAAGATGTAAGTTCTTCATAATTTAATCATTCTCATTAATAATACACTTTAGAGGTAACTAACATTTATTGGTACTCTTTCTTGGATTAAGTTACCATAATCCTCATGTAATTCACACCCAATATAATACCTATCTAACATTTTTGCCACCATAGCAGTTGTTCCTGATCCCATAAAAGGATCAAGAATTATATCTCCAACTTCACTACCTGCCTTGATACAAGGTTCAATTAACTCTGGTGGAAATGTTGCAAAGTGCGCACCTTTATATGGTTTTTTTGTTACTGACCAAACAGATCGTTTATTCTTTTTTGTATAACTTTTTGTAAGACCTGAATGTGGTTGTAATCCTGTTCCTTCATTGTGGTATTTTCCATTGGTTCTGTCTCTTGTTCCCCAATCTTGTTTAACTGGTTCTTTGATTGCTTCATTGTTATAATAGTAGTTTTTACTTTTACTTAATAGGAAAATATATTCATGTGCTTTGGTACATCTATCTTTTACACTTTCTGGCATTGGGTTAGGTTTATGCCATATAATATCTTGTCTCAAATACCAACCATCTTTTCTTAATGCAAATGCTAATAACCACGGAATACCAATCAAATCCTTACTCTTGTATCCCTCTAATTTATTTCCCCTAACAGGTGTTTTAGTAGGTAAATCTTGTCTAGTTTTACTTACTGTCTGTTTAGGATAATTTCCATCACTTCTATAGTTATAATAACTATCTCCTATATTTAACCATAATGTACCATCATCAGTAAGATTATCTCTCACTAATCTGAATACTTTAACCATTTCATCTACATAATCTTCTGGTGTTTGTTCCATACCAATCTGATTATTTTCTCCACCATAGTCTCTCAAACCATAATATGGTGGGGAAGTGACACACACTCTTGCTTTCTCATCAAATTGTTTTAGTGTCTCTCTACAATCTCCAAAGAGAATAGTATCTTTCATAATAAATTATTTGTCAAAGAGATTAATTTTGTCTCACACTATTGATAAACAACTGTTTACCAACTGGGTATCTTGCTCTGATAAAATCTTGAATGTATCTTCTATCAGCAGTATCTACAGTTTCAGTAATGTAGTGTGACCTGTTTTGGTGGTCAGTATATCTGGCATTAACAATGTATTGAGTCATAGTTGTTAAAATCCACCATTGAATCCACTATCATTTTAGCACTTTTATTGTGTTCTATCAACTTATTCAACCATATTCTTTCATTAAGTGTAACCTTACCATCAGTAGAAATTATCCTACAACAAATGTCAATTATTCTATTTCTGTAGTTTTGACTTAACATTAATATTTCATAATTGCAAACATTATTGTTGGAGCTATTGTATAAAAATAGTCTGCCCACTCACAATTACCTTTGCCAAGATACTTATCATAATATAATTCTTTAATTGCAGGAATAATAAGTGCAATAATCATTCCAACTATTCCACAATAAAGTATAAGAATAAAAGAGAGAATAGATCCCCAGAAAAAGTGCAATAATTTATCCTTTTGAATGTTTGAAAGTTTTTTTAACATCAGGTACTCATTCTTTGATGTACTCTACCCATGATTTTAGTTTTTGCTTTCTTATCAGGGTCTTGTCCTGTTATCTTTTTATATTTTTCAGTCTCTTGTCCTTTCATAATATTTCTTAATTTAGTCTCTCCTTTTCTTGTTACCTTCATTCTCTCTGCTCTAGTCATACCAGATGCCTTTGCAGGTTTATAATTTGGATCTACTTTTGCTTTTGCTTTCTTTGCTAGTAACTCATCAGCAGTTTTAGGTTTAGCACCTGCCTTTGCTGCTCTTCTTTCTCTTGCTGCCTTTCTTTGTGCTTCTCTTGGGTCTAATCTTGCACTACCTCTTTCTTTTGTTGGTTGTTGTTCTCTACCTGCTGGTGATCTCTTTACATTAGGTTTTCCTATATCTTTTCTATCCTTGTATGATTTAATAGGTTCAGTTTTACCACCACCAACTGCTTTAACTCTTCTTATCTCTGCATCAGTTTTCTTTCTTACATTTGGGTCTATTCTACCACCTTGACCAGTTTTCTTTATTTGTGAACGCCCCATTACATCCTTATCATAAACTGCCTCACATAGAGACATAAATTCTAAGAATGACTTTTTCATTGGAAGTTTAATTTCTTTCATTTATTATTTATTTCTACCAAACATCAGGCAAGTTCAAATCCTCTACATATACTTTTAATTTTTCATTAGGATGAACATCTAATGTTTTTGACCAGTTAATGTTAAAGGGATTAAAATCCTCTTGAACATCTAACTCTAAAGTAACTCTGTACTTAGATTTGAGTTGGTCTTGAGCGTAACTAATTGGCATGAGAAAACCCCTGAGAGATTACCTTTTACTAGTATAAAGAAAATAATCCAAGTTGTCAAGAGATCCAATCAATAAAGTGACCATTGTAACATAATCATAACACTATATATGGTATCTTCGTACTACACTTGTAATAATTTATTTCTCAGGTCTAAAATTTTCTAAATGAAATACATTTGAACTAATTTGTTCTATGTTTTTGTACTCTGGGTGTTCCTGTGCAAAGGAATAATTTGTGTCCTCAATTAATTTATTTGTCAGTTTGCATAAAGCATCTAGGGTATCAGCATTAAATTCATCTAGCATTGTTCCCTCTCCAAATACTCTCTCCTTTACATAATCCAATGCTGCAAGATATGAATCTGTATTCTCTTCAAAGTTCTTTAAATACTTGACACTAT